GCTCCAAATATGGCTTTAGCATCGTCAGCAAAGGTTGCATTACCTGCGTGAGCAGTTGTAGATGCAAAGTCCACAGCACCATCTATATCTACTACGTCTAGGTTAGTAGTTCCGTCTACATCTATATCGCCTGAGATGTCTAGTGAGGTTGCTGTTAAAACTCCAGTTACTCCTAAAGTACCGCCAACTGTCATATCGTCAGTTACGGTTAAATCGTCTTGTACTTTTAAATCTACTACGCTAAGACTAGCAAAAGCGTCAACTACTGCTGCTCCAGATCCTGCTCCGTCTGAGTAAACTACTTTTACATCCCCTGGTGGAATAGTGATATTAGCTCCACTACCTTGGGAGATAATAATATTCTGAGATCCAGATGTGCCATTTTCAATAAACCACATCTTACTAACAGTGTTAGGACCAATAGTAATAGTACAAGCTGAATCAAGAGTACCTGTATATTTAAGGTACATTGACCTTCCTGGATCAGTAGATCCGTCAGCTATAGTTGTTGTATGTGTATCAGCGTTGGTGGTTATAGCTTCGGTACCAAAGCTAAATGCTTCAGCAATAAGCTCTAAATTGGTGTTTGTACTTGTTCCCCAAGTACCTGACTCATCACCTGTCGCTATTTCTTTTAATCTTAAATCATTTACATAAGTTGCCATTTTTTATGCTACCTCTTCCCAGTTTGGAGTTTGTGTTTCATTATTTTCAGCAAAGGATGAACTTTGGTCAGTATTTATATTAGCATAATTTTTAGTTTGTGTATCATCTATTAAAGACCATACTAATATAGTTCCTACTGAACCAACGGCTTCAACACCCGTAGGAACAACATTTGCTTTTGAAATTATTGAAGGACTACCAACAGATCCGGTGGCTGATTGTCCTGTTATTTGAACTGTCATACCAAGAGCTATAGATATAGATCCTAGAGCACTTGTTGAAGATACGCCTGTAAGCGTTATGTTTGCTTTTCCTGTAGGCGTTATAGATCCAGCAGATCCTGTTGCTTCTTGACCTGTTGGTATTATATTAGCTTTTGCTATTGTTGTTGCTGTTCCTACTGCACTTGTAGCAGAAACACCAGTTATGTTTATTAAAGCATTATGATGAACTATTACGGATCCTACGCCACCTGTAGCACTTAGACCTGCAACAGGAACATTAGCTTCACCGTCTACATCAACTGAAACTCCACCTAATGTACCAATAGCACCTTGTATTGAAGCAATAGCTTGTGCATTTACACCAGCAACCGGTGCACCAGTAGTACCTACTTGCGAAGATGGAATTACATTAGCTTTCGCTACGATAGTTACAGAACCAACAGCACTTGTTGCTGCTATTCCTGTAAGGGTAACTGGATTAGGTTCGCCCCAGGTATTGGAACTCCAAGCTCCTCTACCCCAACCAGTTATACTAGCCATTCTAGGCTAGCCTTAAGCTATTCTGATAATAGCTGTACTTGCTGCTGCTGCTGGGAAAACAATAGTGAAATCACCTGCTGTGGATGTTTTATCTCCACCAAAGTCTATAGTTGCCACTGACTTATCACCATTAGTGTCGTTATAGATCATACAGCCTCTTGCTGTAACAGTAGCTGTACCAAAAGTTAAATCTGCAAAATCAGTAAAACCTGTAGTACCAGAACTTGTTGGTGCTACTTTAGTTAAAGCGGCTCCTCCTGCTGTGTAGTTAGTACCACTCACTTCTTGTGCAGTTGAATAAGCAGTTGTAGTTGCCCCCATAGTGGCAGAACTTGTAAATAGAGCAAGTTTAAAAGCATTACCATTCGTTGCAAAGTTATGTGTTGCAGTTAGTAGTTCTTTTTTAAAACTTGTAGTTAATGTTGATGTAATGGCCATATTAAATACCTTTAATTATTTTTGCTATATCTTCACTACCTTGACCAGATAAATCTTGTATCAAAGTGGCTTTATAAGATTTTATAGCATTTTTTATATAAATCAAACAAACTTGGTAAATCATATCTCTATATGCTTTAGCTTGTTCTTGTATATAAGGATCCTGACTTTCGCTATGGCTTACTATTTTATCAGTAAGTCTTTCCGCCCAAAACTCTGGTGGATGACCACCATAATTAGTGGTTTTTGCTTCTATAATGCCTAATCCAGGTACTCCAGCAGGAGTTATATGATCTACCATTTTTTTGGTTCAGGAGACATTAAATGTGAATCGTATCTATCTATTAGTACAGGTTGATGTACTTTTTTCTTTATATCTAAATTATTTAATTTTTCAACCTTTAAGCCTTCGGAGTCAGACATAACAACTAATGGATTTGATAACCTATGATAACCATATAGTTTTTGTTCTGCTGGTACATCTGTATCAAGTAAACCAGACGTGCTTGCTACTTCTACTTGCATACCTGCTGAAATACATTTGCTTAACCAAAACTCAGTACAACCTCTTCCTGCTTCTGCAAAATGTAAGTTGCCCTTGTATGAGAAATCTACACCAAATATCTTTAAAACAGCAACCTCATTCCATAGTGCAAACGCTATAGAATAAGCAACCGTATTATTAAGGTAATAGCAATTAGTGTCTTTAATTACCTCTTCTATTGGATAATCAACTAAACCTGGGCATCTGTCATCTAGCTCACATGTATATATAGGACCTTTGTGTTCTTTTAACATTTTAGCCATACTATCTGTTTGACCACCAGCATCTTCTGTATCTAAGAACCTAGACGCAGGATCCATCATAAACACTCTATCGTGAAATATTACACTAGCCACACCATTTATAGCCCATACCTCATCAAAGTGGACTCCGTGTGATTTTGCAAGATTATAATCAAACCAGCTTTTGCCCATACCAACTATGGCTACTGATTTACCCTTCAGACTTTCAATTTTTTCCATGTATTTTTTAGGATACCGTAGACCTCAATGAATCATACCGGTACTCATCTCTCCTTCCGCGAGCTTCTGCAAGATTTTTCAATCTAGTTATTTCAAGTAAAAAGCGTTGCTCGTACTGCTGTTGCATGTCACTTTCACCCTTTAAAAATATATTAGCTTCCACTAATGAACCATATAATAAGGCATTTCTTGCATTCTGTGAAATCCAGGTTCCTGTAGTGTCTAAAACTATTGAATTTGGTTTGTAAAGATAGTGTAATTCTACATTATAAGATTGGTCTGGAACTGGGCTTACAATTAACGTAGAGCCATTGTTAGAGGCTGTAGAGAGTTCTTTATCAAAATCTGCATAATATAAAGGTCTTGCTCTTTCAGACGTTGCTGTTGGATCTACAGCGTACTCACGCATGAATGTAGTATGTTTCTTGTCTAAATAATGATAATCACCATCACCATCTATTACAGCTAATGAAAATGACATTTGAAAATCAGTGGGAGCTGTTAAATAGGTATTACCAGCAGTCAATACACCAGTTACATTTTTACGAAAGTAATCTAATTGAATTAACTCAAATATTCTATCTTCTGCATTTTTAATAAAATCATCTAACGTATTAACAAAAGTAGTTTCTGAGTTTTGTACGTAGTTTTGTATTAATGTTTTAAGCTCTGCTAGTGTCATGTTATAACTATTGTAACCTCACCTAATCCACCTGTCATCTTTGGTACCACAAAGTTTGTTGGTAGCGTGGAGGGATTCATAAAATCTGGTTTATATATATTTGAATTTACTACAACAACAAAACCCTCACCTTCTTCTTGATCATTATTAGGTCTTGGTTTGTATAGTGCTTCTGGGTCTGCTTTAGCAGTAAGTGGCTCTAACTGTGGATGTTTTGGTTCATAGCATTCAGAACAAACCTTTGCACCATTCCATTCTTGTTTCAACTCACTTAATTTGTATTCAAACGCACATCTATCGCATAAAGCACGTGCAAACTTACCTAAAGCGTAAGCCATTTTAATTCATCCTGGTGTAAGGTCTTACTCTAAACGAAGCTCTATCTTCATCTTGATCTGCTGCTCTACGGAACTCTTCTTCGTATATAGCTTTTAATTGTGGGGTAAGCTGTGGATTCTTTTTTAATGATATGTAATAAGCTAAACCTGCAACAAAACAAGGATAAAACCTAAAAGGCATATCCATGGTGTTTGTAGCCTTATCTGCATCATCCATTCTTACTATTTTGTTAAATACAAGCACGTCTGTACTGTTTTCGGGAGCAGGCCATACTTTTAATACTGGCGTAGATAACTTATCAAAAAAGAACTGTGATGGTCTAGCTTTGGTAGTTTTGTTAGGAATATTAATAAACTCAGATCTACTTATTCTACTAATGCTTATATCTGTTGGTACATTGTTTACTGTTCTACGAACTACGACATCTAGTACATCAATAATATTTGTGTTGAGAGGGTAATCATTTTGTCCTTCTACAACTGTTTCTGTACCTTGTTCTATAGTCCATTGGTTTAAACCACGATTAGCCCATTCTGCTAACATTAGATTTACACTGCGAATAGCAGTTTTTAGGTCATAACCTGTTCTTAGCTCTAAACCACAGCGTTCATAAGCTTCTTCAATAAACTCAGTTACGTTTGGTTCAAAATTTGTGCTACCTGATAATGCCATTATTTATTATCCTCTTGGTTATACAAATTATCAAATGTTATGTTTGGATCTATATAACTTTCATGTTGTTCTGCTGAATGTGTCCATTGTGAAGGCATAAAGTCTGGTGCTCCTTCACCTACACGCCATAAAGCAGGATTTGTTGCTCTTACTCTATTATTAGGTAAAGCTACAAAATTACCAGTATATTCACCAGCATCTGTTAAATATAACACATGTGATTGTTTATGTTGAGCGGGATCATCAGCAATAGAGTTTTCAGTGTAATCTACAGTAAACAAATATTTACCCATGTGAAACTCACCACCTATTTTACAAAGCCAGGGTGACGAACTTACTCTATCTAAAACTACAACAGAGTGATCATGACTTAAACAATCCCAAGGTTGAGCTAAATGATCTTCCATAGCAGTAGGCCATTCTTCTAATGGTATATCTGCAACTAATCCTTGGATTGGCATTCTTGCCCACATGGCACCACCATGAACATTTGGTGCATCTTCTTCATTATCTATTTCACATCCAGTAAAAACTACTTGAAACGATAAAGATCTATCTGGAATGGTGTTTACACCTATAACAAGAGCATGTAGATACTCTCCGTGATAATTACTATGGTTGGCTGTAAATTCTTTTCTTACCCAACACTTAAACTGAGGTATGTTAGAAATTAAATATGACATTTAAGGTGCAAATTAAACTTTGCCGCCTTTTGACATATATTTAGTACCTTTCATGGCACCACCTTTGGCCATGTACTTGGTGCCCTTCATAGCACCGCCTTTAGCCATATATTTAGTGCCTTTTGCTGCACCGCCTTTAGCCATATATTTAGTTCCTTTGACAGAACCGCCCATTGCATAACCTTTTGTTTTTTTATACATTTTATACTCCTAACTTATTGTAGTTACTTTTCTTTTCTGATCCATGACAGATCCACAACCTTTGGCTATGAAACCACCATTTTTCTTTTTAACTCTATTTTGTGCAGCCATAGATTTTTCAATAGCTTTAGCTCTTTTTTCTTCATAAGAGTTAATTTTACCATCTTTGTTAAGATCTGCTTTTTTTGGGTTTTTTAATTTTGCCATAATATTATTCTATCTTAATCTATTAGTCATAACAATTCCTTGACCTCTAACAGTACCACCTGCATACATTTTTTTTCTTTTTGGTTTTTTCCAACTAATTCTATCTGGACCTTTCTTTTTGTCTTTAGCATCATTACATTGTGCTTTGGTTGGTCTACATGCTGGATATGGTCTTTTAGATTTTGTTCTTGATTTTCTTCCACAAGGTTTACCAGTTTTACAATCAATCCAACCTTTTCCATCGTTGCGATCAAACCATTTCTTTAAATTGTCGCTAGCCATTATCTTAATCTATCAGGCATTACAATACCTTGTCCTCTTACAGCACCTCCAGTAGCTTTTTTTACTCTAGATTTATTACCCCAGTTTTTTGCACCAACTTTTCTGCATTTTACTAAAGCCCCAGAGCCATAAGCAGATGGCCAAGTGCCGCCGTCTTTTGTATATCTAGCTTTTACTTTATGGTAACAAGCATCTTTTTTGGTTTCTTTTTTCGCCATCTAACAATCCCAGTCTCTTCTAGCCCAGTAGTTAGCACTACATCTATCACTTTTTATTCCGCTACTTCTAGCACAGTATGATTTTTTTCTTGATGCAGTATTTTTGTGCATACCCATTTTTGCATCGCCAAAAGTAATTCTTTTGACTCTACTACTTTCACTACTACAGTTCTTAACGAAAACTTCTTTTCGTTTCTTACCATATCCAGGGCTACCTTTTGGGATAGCCCTAGGTCTGTTTAAAGTTACTGTTTTGCCTTTATATTCAGCCATTCATCTTAGCTGTAATCTTTAATTAAAGTTAAGACTATAACGTAAGAATCTCCGCTTGAGGCACCAGTTGTAGTCAACTTGATATCTCCTGTTTTACCAGAAGCCGCAGCAGTATTTTGTATACCACCAAAGTCTGTAAAATCTTCATCTGTTGTATAGTCTGAATTAAGATCCCAACATATAGTATTGGTAGTAGCGTGCCATAAAAGTTTTACGCTCATTCCAAAAGTAGAATAAACAATTCTACCAAGCTTAACGCCTGTACAAGCTTGACCATTAGCAGTGTTAGCAGCTAAAGCACTAACATCTACCTTTGTGACTGCACTTTCACCAGTACCATCAGATGTATTAGTTAGCTGTATAACAGCTATTCTATTACCATCTTGTATTGTTGTTGAAGTTACTGCGTCTGCCATAAATTACTCCTTACGCGTCAGCAAATGGAGTTACTACAGTACCAGAAGCAAGGTTAATACCTTCTACCGCGTACTTGGCTGCACCTATTGCTGTAACTTTAATGATTGTTCCTACTATTCCGCCTTTAGTTGTACCATTTAAAGTAATAACATCATTACTAGCACCTGAGAAAAATGCTTTTCCTGCTGCATCGCTTTTACCCATAAGTACCCCACCTACGAACTTATCTGTTCCGTCAGTTTTAATATCTAAGTCTGT